GTACAGTAGCGGGCCTGGCCGTTGACGAAGGTCTGACCGATCTGGACGCCCTGAACGGTCGACAGCGTGGGCTGGTAGTCCCAGTAGATCTCCTCGAATGTGTCGGTCCAGAACTGGCGCACCCGGTACCAGGCATGGGCGGCATGGCGGCCGACGGCGGATGGAATGTTGCCGTTGGCGTCCCGGACATCGAAGGTCTCGCCGTTCTTGGTGAAGACGCCGGTGACCGAGTTGTACTTGCCACCCGACCAGAAGCTCGAATTGGTGCAGACGGTGCGGGTGACGCCGTAGCGAATGCGGGTCCGGGAGATGGAGCGCTGGATCAGCTGGTGGCTGGCGAACTGGTAGTCGGCGAGCGGAATGGCCTGCACCGTTTCATTGGCGACGGGAGCGCCCACGACGAGGGCCTCGGTACTCGTGTAGTTCGGCACCATGAGTCCGTCCGCTGTCATGGTGACGGAGCCGTTGATCGGGTTGTCGAGCTGCAGGGTGGAGAGGGCCGTCGCCGCCCAGGGGAAGCGGATCCCCTCCTCAACGAGCGCATCGTAGCCGGCGGCGGCATCGTCGCTCTCGTCATCGGTCAGGAACTGGTCGGCGCCATAGAGCGAATTGAGGTCGGAGAGGTCGAGGTTCTCCTTCACCACCGCGAGGTTCGAGGCAATCGCCGTGATCTGGCCCGCGACGAGATCGGCAAAGGCCTTCATCTGGGCCTTGATCACCGAAAGATCGGCCTCGATCGACGCCGTTATGTTGCGGCGGAGCTCGTCGAGTGCGAGCCGCAGAGCTGCGATCTGCGCGCCTAGGTCGGCGAACTCGGCACGCGTGGGCAGGCTGTCGACGCGGCGGCCCAGCGTCGCGAGGTCGGAGAGCAGGCCGTCCAGCACCTGCCCCACCCGGAGCTGCCAGGCGGTTATCGAATCGAGCCGCTCCTTCGCCACGTCGAGTTCAGGGACGGCGTAGTCGGTGCGCATGGTGACCGAGACGATGCCGGCGGTGCCGATCAGGACATCGGCGATAGGGACATAGGCCTCGGGAATGGCCGGGCGCTGCGGGTCGGCACTTTCCGAGCCCGGCACTACGGAGACCTGCGCCACCCGCTCCTGCACCATGGCGACCGACTGGGGCTCGGTGGCCCTCGTCGTGACATTGATCAGGAAATCGCGCGGCTCGACCTCGGAATCGATGGTCTGGCCATAGGCAACCAGCGTCACGATGCGCTGGGCGGCGGCGGGAAGATAGGTCGACAGGCTGACGGCCTGCGTTACGTCATGGGCGAAGATCTTGCCCGCCGTATAAAGGCGGCCCGCCGAGACCTGGACGGTAGTGGCGCTGTCACGGGTCGAGAGGAAGCCGGCGTAGCCCTTGCCGCTGACCAGGAGGTCGTTCACCACGTCCTCGAAGGTGCGCGCCGCATAGTCCTGGATCGAATTGAGATCGCCGAAGGTCACGTTCTGGCGCGACCGGAAGATACGCTGCTTTTCCATGGGTAGACTACCTTTCGAGCCACTCGCCGAGGCGGAGGCCTGCAAATGTCCGGCCGTCACCGAAGCGAACGGGGCTGTGAGCTTTCGAGTTGAGAAAGATCGTGTCGCGGGCCGACTGCGAGATCCGCACCGCGTCGACGGCGTTGAGGAGGCCGAGCGTGTCGTCCTCGACCAGGTGATCGTCGACGAACTCCAGCGCCGCCTCGGGCTTGCGCCCGGAAATCCTGACGGTCAGTTCCGCGGTATAGGGATCGAGCCGGAACCTTGCGCTGTCCACGAAGTCGGTCGACAGCGGCAACTGGGTAGCGCGGTCGATGTCGAAGAGCCGGATGCTGTCGTAGACCCGGAACCGGGCACGGGATTCCACGAGCCAGACGAGCTCGATCGGCACATCGTCTGCGAACAGGCTGAACTCGTCGGTGGCGTTGAGCGTGACCCGCTCCGGCCAGGTGGTGAGCGGCGTCAGCGACGGGCGCACCAGATTGTAAGCAAAGCCGCCGATGGTTTCCTCCGCTGCGGCGGCAAAGGAGATGATGCGGTTCGGCGTAGCGGGATCGTCGAGAAAGCCTTGCGAAGGAACGTCATCGGTAAAGTACAGCCCGCCCGCTTCACCGGCCAGGATGATTTGCTCGAAGAAACGCCCGTCCCCGGTGGTGACCTCCGACCAGAGCAGAACAGTCTCGACGCCATTGCGGTGAAGGACAGCCTGCCGACCCAGCGCCTCGCCCGGGTTCAACCCATCGTCGGCGAAAAAGCTGGGACCGTTCAATGCGCCGAGATAGGCGTCCACATGATCGGCGGGCCCGCTCAGGCCCGTCACCCGGTCGAAGCCTTCCTTTGCAAAGCTGCGAATGCGGATCTCCGGGAACTGCCGTACCCAGGCCTTGCGGTCCTCATCGCCGAACTGAGGCGCGGCAAAGAAGTCCGACCGCGGCGTGAGCGTCCCCACAAGTTCGGCGCCAACCAGCAACAGATGCGCCCGGAAGCCCGCCTCCGTGGTCTTGAGCCGGTGCAGCCTCGCCTGCTCGGCAATGACCCAGCGCTTGCGCTCCTCAGGCCAGTCCGGGTTCCACAGATCTACCGAGCGTTCCAGTGCGAGGAATGGCAGGAGCCCGGCCGGGCAGAGGTATGGATCGGTGACGTCGCTGACCAGATGGGCAGGTAGATCTGCCCCCTTGGCCGCCGTCAGCGAGGCGGCCTTTTCGAACTCGGTCGCATTGCGCGGGAGCAGATGCACCTCATCAGACATCGCGCACCACGACATTGACGGTGATGGACGTGCAGAACGATGCCTCGTCCGGCTTCACGAAGATGTCCGTGACCGGCGCGATCGCCTCGACCCGCTCGGCATTCGGCACGTGTGCCGCGCGCCAGAGACCGGAGGCGGCAACGGTGACGCCGATTCTGTGTCGCTCGTCTACATAGGCCTTGAGTGCCGCAAGCGAGTTGGCCCTGACGGAGACGGTATCCTGACCCAGGGCCACATGCACGATGACCGAAACCGCGTAGGGCACGATCTTCGCCGCCACCACGGTCACCACGTCTGTGGCGGGTGCCCCATCTTCGGCGAGGAGCTTGGCCCTGACCTTGTCGATTACTTCCGAAGTAACTGCACCCTGCCCGGAAATCCCCAGCAGCACGACATCGACATGGCCGCGGCCCCTCGCCACGACGCCAACGTCCCTTAGGTCTGGGAATGCCGCCTGCAGCGCCAGGAACCGGTAGGAACCGACCGTCCCGCCATGCGGCATGGCCTCGGGCGCGAGCTGCGTGCGGCGGCGGAGCGAGGTGTCGGGTTCGCCTTCAAAGCGGCTCACCCCGTAATAGGCGGCGATGGCGTCGAGATTCGACCCTGACGCGAAGGCCAGCATCCGCTGCCTTGCGGCGTCGTTGATCCGGGCCCGCAGCAGAAGCTCGCGGTAGGCGAAGACCTCGATCAGTTTCCGTGCCGGCTCGCTCTCGAGATCGATCACCCCGGCAATCGCCGGAAACCTCTCGACGAGATCGTCCCGCATGGAGGTGACGATCGCTTCCACGTCCAGCGTCTCAACGACGCCGGGGTATGGCAGCGAGGCGAGGTCGAAGACGGCAAAGCGCGTCATGGAGCCTCCTCCTCCCGGATGGCCAACCCCGCGGCATTGACATAGCCGTTGACGCGCCTCGCGCCCTCGACCGTGAAATCCCCGAACACCGCACGCGGCCGGTACTCGCCATCGATATGGAAATGCAGCGCACCTTGGCGCGTGGCTTTCAGTACCTTGATCTCGGTAACCCGGAAGCGTGGTTCCCACTGTTCGATCGCCGAGGTGATGGCGACGAAGAAGGGTGTGACCTCATCGGGCGTGATCAGCTGGCCCAGCAGGTTCGGCACGAAGGATCCGTACCACTCACGGATGATCCGCTCGCCGAAGCTAGTCGTGAAGATGTCGGAGAGCGATTGCAGGACATGGTCCCAGCCGGTGAGGATCCTGCCTGTGGCAGCATCCAGACCGACCGAGGGATTATTGAGACTGGACATCCGCGTCAGATACCTGGCGCTTCGGACGGGCTTTGCGCTCGCCGTGGTCCTCCGCAGCAGCCGGAGGTGCATCGGCCCGGTCGAGGGCGATCAGCGTTCCTAGGCGCAGCTCATGCT